CTTCATCTACGCTACCCTTGTACTTGGAAGAGTCGATGATTGTTACTGGTAATATTCCTTCTACTCTTACCTTAGCCTTTACCTTCTTCGTCTTTACCTTTCCCTTCTTCTTACCAGACTTATAGATATATAGAAGACCATCTTTATCTAGTACTTCTACTGTATTCTCTCTAGTTACCTCTCCTCCCCACAGTAGACAACTAAGTTCCTTGTTACTGTTGTAGTCAACACTATTGAACTCAATACTGCATAACTCTTCAAGCTCTTTCTCTACCTTGGATAGATTGTTATGTACTTCAGAAGCTAGTTCAATAAGCTTATTCATGTCTACGTACAGACCATTGTATTCCATCTGTGTAGTCATGTTAAGAGCTAGCATAGAATCTATAACCAAGGATGACATACCAGCCATATGATTTATCTTGGCTAGTTGTTGCCTAAAGATAGAACTAGTATTGTACACATCCTGTGTAAGATAGGATAGTAGTTCTTCTTTAGGTATATCCTCTGTATCTACACCATTATTCCAGTATTCTTTTATCTTATCGTCCTTGACAGGAAGACCATACTTGACTGATAGCTTATCCAGGCTAGCCATCTTTTCCTGCTGCCCACTCAGGATGTACTCCACCTCCATCGTATCCCACAACAGATTTTCTTTAAGTAAATCTTGGTAATGCTTCATCATGTACAACGCATCGAACTTCACGTTGTGCCCAACAATTATTGCATTACGCAACTTTACATCACTGCTGTACCCAAACGATTCTGTACCACTGGGGTACACAGATTGTACACCAGCCATCACGATGTTGTTCTGTGGACAGAACGGACTTGCTTTGTTCGTACCTATCGTTGTGTTCTTGATGTTTGTTTCAAAGTCAACGGTAACTATTCTGTGAAGGTGAATACCTGTCCTCATCGACGCTTCATGTAGTAACGAAGCTAGCATCCTCGAATCTCCCAATGTCCTGTCTGATCTTAAGAACAAACCTAGCATTACGATTAGGGATTGTCAACCCATCCCCTAACTTATTCTTTGGCAAGGAGAAGAACCGATAGTCCTGTTCCGCAGGATCGTGTGATCTGCCGATCAGGATAATCAAGTCTGCCTCACCCTGGATACCTGTCTGCGACCCGTACAGGTTCTTCATAGTGGGCCACTTCACACCCTCTGCCTCGCCACCTAGCTGATGCACGGTAATCACTGGGCCATACTCCTGTCCCAACCCTCGTGCCCACGCAAACAACAACGTCTGTCTTCCGATCTCGTTGTTTGTTTCTTTCTCGAACCCAACCACCTTCCACAACTGATCGAACACGATAGCCTTCGGCTTGAATTTCTTCACCAGTTTCTCTACATCTCGCACTGTGAACAAGCTACGCTTCACATGTTTGATTTTATCTGGTGAACCCATGACTGCTTTCAATCTCTCAGTACATCCGAGAGGATCATCCCTTGTCTCTTGATCTGTCCAGCCAATAGCTGACTGGATCAACCGTCTGAATACTTTCTCACCTACCTCTTCGTTGTTGATCCACAGTATGCACTCGTCATCTGGAAGCTGTGATGCAAAGTTAGTTACCTCAGACAGCAGGAATGTAGTCTTGCCACTGTCAGGGCGTGCACCAACGATGACAAAGTTCCCTTTACGTAGTGGTCCTACACATTCGTTCAATGCTTTGATTCGCCAATTCAACCCTGGACCTGTCATTGTAACACGGATCAACTCGTGGATGTCCGTAGTCACCAGTCCTTCTACGTGATCCACGCTGGTGACAGACTGCAACTCAACCTTCATGTTGTCCATGTACTGTTGTACATCTTCTATGTCAACATCCTTGTTACTAATAATATCCAATGTTGTATTGTGAATCTTTGTAGCGTAATCCTTAGTTATAAACTCTGAAAGTATAGCATCAGAAGTCTCTGTACTTACCTCATGTTTACGTAATCTATTAAATAGATTAACGTATATCTTCTGATTGCTTGGCGTCAGATGCTTGCCAGTTCCGAAGTGAAAGAAGTGAGGTTGCATGTCTGCCCACTCAAAGTCAGTCGCTTCAGGTTTGAACTTATAGTATTCTCCAATGTTCTTGAAAACAAGGTACGCTTCAGGTGACAGTGTGTGCTCACCTATCCTATCATAGAACCTATCATACAATTCTTTTGTCTTCAACAAATGTAGTATGTCAAGTTCCATATAACAACCTCTTGATCTCCGTTTCGTTGTAAGTCTTTGGATCACTGTCTGTTCGTAACAGTTTCACTGATCCAAATAACTCTAAAGTTTTCATTAACTTAAGGGCTCCTCTTATAACTTGACTGTTATCCATATCCAACCACACCCAGAACTTATCATATGTTTCTACTACATCAGCCAAATGACCGGACATTATGTTAGTAGACAGCAGCGCCATTGCCCGCTGCACCCGGCTGACCTTGATGGTACTCAATATGTCCTCACATATTACAATACCATCATTCAAACCTTTGATACTCATACTCGGAGTCTTGTGTTGTTGTACTGTAATATACTTTGGACCAGTGTCGTCATCATATATGTGACGCAGTTGGTATCCTGTGTTCTCACTGTTCCATGTTATAGGAAGCACAACCCTTCGCTGCACCGCTGACCACGCAATCTTGTTACTAGTAATCTCTTCGTTCGTGATGCCGTACTTGTACAACCAAGCTGATGCTTTGACCGGCCACTCGAAGGGATCGTACTCCAGTGCCCCGAGATTGTAAACGCTTACCTTCTTTGGTTCAACTTCAGTTGTTACCCTCCGCGTCGCTCCAGGATTGTACGAACCACTCTCACCGCAGCGGAAGCAGTGCGCTGTGATCGTACCATCTCCCTTGCGTTCGATACGCAGTGACTTGCTATCACCAGTACAGTGCTCCGACTCGTGGCTAACTCGCACCACCTCACCAGGATGCGTAGGTGCGAGGTCCACGAACTCACTCCACTTAATCATGCAGTACCTCTTCAGATAGGATCTTCAGCATCACTTCTACAATCTCGTGTGCCGAATTTATGACACGGTTCCTACGATAGAACCGTTTAACCGCATTGTCCATGATACCGATACCGATTAGCAGGACATCTCCACGCTTCTGTATCGTATCACACACCTCTTTCGTGTACTTCTCGCAATCGTACATGTGCTTGCTGTCATCCGGCAAACCATCGGAGAGTACAACAAGAATCTTCTTCGGTTCACTGCGAGCACGCAGCTTACCGTACTCCCACAGTACGTTCTCACCGTCTGCATTACCAGCCATACCGTGCCTCGATACACCATTGCTTATACGCTCCGCTAGTTCGTTCGCTGTGACCTTCTCATCGAACTCCTTGTGCAGCAGTGTGTAAGTATATGTCATTTCATCCGTGAACGAACTGACTCTGCACTTCACACCGATCTTCGCGAACACTTCGTTGAGGATGATACCTGCAGCAGCAGCAAACAGGAACTTGCTGTAACGCATACTTCCAGACTGATCTATCAGCAAAGTTACTGCCGTATCTATCGTCTTGTGTTCCTGCTTTTTACTAAAAACACGCTGCCCAGTTTGGCTATTACGGTACACAACGCCCTTCCACAGACTGCCACCATCAATCCTACCATTCTTCTGTCCGTTGACTTCGTTGTTGCGCGTCTTCACTAGCAAGTATCTGCGTATCTTGTTTGCTAGTGCGTCAACCCTGGCGTACTCAAGTATCTTGTCAGCCGAGATGAAGTCATCCCCTGTTCCACGCGATAGAGTCTTGGTCTTGACTTCGACCATCTCCACACCTGGATACGCACCCTCTCCACTATAGCGGTACTTGAATGTGACTTCTGCATCCGACAGCTTATCTGTGTACTCTGATTTGCCTTCTAAATCATGCTTGTGTTCGAGCCAAGCTTCATAGTCAACACCTTCAGACTTCGATGCTCGTCCCTCCTCGCCTGACTCTCCATCGTCATCTCCTTCACCTTCCTCTGCCGTGCCTTTGCCTTTTTCTCTGCCTTCATCCTCTTCATCACTTTCATCAAAAAGGCTTTCATATATCTCATCTGTGATTTCATGGCACTCTTCCCAGTTGATACCAGAAACAACACGCTTCGCGTACTTACTGAGCTTGTCGTTGTACAGTTGCAATACTTCGTCAGACTGTACCTCGAATACGTCATTCATTCCCTTCGTGTAGATGATGTCGCACGAATGGAACAACAACAGGAACAACGCTTCCATGCGTGGATCACGCTTCACTTCAGGATCAAGCTTACGCACAGTCTCGATGTACTTATTGACATTCATCTGGAATGCGCGAGTCTTGATCCTATCCCTGCCTTCGTACTCTCCGTATTCGTTCGCTTCGATGCGACAGTCTTCGACTACGTTGTGCACGAACATCCACTTACCCTTACGCAACTTCAACTTCATCTTGCGTATGGCTTCTTCAATGCTACGCGCATTGTCGTTACGTTTGTCGTTGTGCGCAACCTCGTGGTAGAAACTACCCCACCACTTAATGAACTCCTCGGACCACGGTTCCCAGTCAGGATTGTACCTAGTAACAAACAGTGATCTTGCGTCAGTATGCGGACAACTGATGTCGTCACGTTCCACTAGCCGTAGTCCTGCGTTGGCAGCGAATGTTCGCGCTGCCTTCTGTCTTCCGTAGTATTCAAGGTCCATGTTACAACTCCTTAGCGAACCCAACGGTGTGCCAGTAGTTCTTGACGGTGCTGCGCTCAACTTCCGACAGCTTACCCCAGTAGGAATACTTGAACCCCTTTTCTACTGACTTGAACATGTTGCTGATCCTACCCCACGCAAGAAGATTGCGAGGCGACCAGGAATTCTCGAACTCACCATTCTTACACGCAGTACGGATCAAACCACCGAGCTTGACCATCTTCCGTGCTGTGTTGATCTCGATGCCTGTGTGTTGCACAAGCATCTCAGCTTCCCTCTCTGGTGAGAGGTATGGAATATCGAGCATACTCTCGATTCTATTCAGCGTACTCTGGTCCATCACATTCGTTGCGGAGTACAGATCGGTATTGTCACCAGTACCACGCACGTTACTAGTAATAACGAGCCGGAATGCAGGATGCGGCTTGAGCATACGCTGCGATGGATCGGGGTGCTCCATCAACGTGAGGAATCCACCACGCTCCATCAATGACTGGAATGCAAATGCAGTATCCGTGGGTAGAGCCGCAAACTCCGAGATAACCAGCACTCCACCGTGACGTACCATCAGTTCAACGGAACCAGGAACCCACTTCATGCTAGCATCTTCAAGCACGAATTTTCCTAGTAACATGTCGGGAGTGACGTTACGCATACCCATGACACGCATATACGGTTTGCGTGTGTGTGCTGCGTACTGTCTAGCCATGTAGTCCTTACCCGTAGCTGGTGGACCAACAAGACAGATTAGCTCTCCTTTCTCCACCAATTCAGTGAAGATATAGTCTTCTTCCCTGTAGATATATTCTGGGTACGGTTCAGGGATGAATGAGCGCACTTCCTCGTTCCAATCATCCACATGATACTGCTTTACCTTGCACCAGTCTGGACCACTACTATCCCCAGCCAACTTCGCATATGGCACCCTGATACCCGAGTCTTCCTCTTCTGTTTCGGCAAATACCTTAACTTCCTCTTCCTTCTTCTCTTCTGGTGCTGGCTTCTTCTTCTCGCTGCCTCCAGCCGCACGGCGGAACTCATTAATCATCTCTTCTCTGAGTTTGTCAGTTGCCATCGCCATTATGCTAACTCCTGGTTAAAACCACGTGGAACAACGCTCTTCGACCCAAGAAATCGTCCGTTCCCAAATATCCTTACGCACTTCTACTGGAATGTTCTGAAGGGCTACGATAAATGCAGCTTGTGCCCTGTTATACTCTGCGTATACGTCATCCACGATTGGAGTTACTTCTTTCTTCTTCGCAGTCTCCGCTGCGAGTGCGGACTTCCCCTTGTAGAGTGGATTAATCCCACTCGCGATCGCGTTACCAATAACACTCTTCGCACTGGTGTACGGATTAGGTAACACACCCACTGGACTGCGTGATAGCTTCCACTCTCCCTTCTTCGGTCCCCGCTCGTGAATCTTACCTACCCGATCCTCTGGGTTAGGATACTCTTTCTCAGCCCACGCAATCTCCCCATCCCGAAGATCCTTCTCCCACTGCTTACGCACATCCTCATTGAAGATGTTTCCTGCAACATATGGCAGGACAGTCTGCAACAGTCCGTTGTACATGTCAGTGCCAGACTGTTTGATGATACCTTTACCACCTTCAATCACAGCGGCACTGTCGATGATACTAATAACACTACTGATGTCTGCGCTCATTTGCTCCACTCCCAATACCAGATTGTCCCATCTTCCATATAAGCTTCTTTACCTTCTGGAAGAAGTGTTACTAGAAACTTCAACTCCTTTACTGCCTCCTTATGTTTTTCATTATCACCTTTATCATACGCATCACAGTACAGATAATATGGAGTACCCCAGCAATTCTGGCGCTTTGTTATCTCCATCACCGGGCATCCGATACATTCCTCGTAAAAAAACAACTGACACAACGGGCAGTTAACAGTACCTTCATCCTCCCCTCCGTGGTAGGCAATCCCGTGCCACTTCTTGATTGACCCTATAAGGGCTTTTAGTGTGTTACTTTTCATCTTTAACCTCTACACAGGCAACCAATTCATCCGCGTGTCCCCAGCACTCGGTCCACTCGCAACACCGCACACCATGAGAACCAGGAATCTCCCGTTCCTCATGAGGAACAGAGTGGGGACAGTTATCACACCAATTACCCCACTCGGGGTTAGCTCCGCTACACTTCACTAGTATTCTTTTTGACATGACAGCCCACCGCCTTTGCAAACCGGATAGGATCGAAGTTAGGATTATCAGGGATTAGGACGTTTCTTGCAAGCGATATTGCCAACCATTCAGTGTGGAGATGCCCTACTTGTGTACCCAAACTCCCCAACCACTTAGCCAACGCTTCATAGTCTTTCTTAGTCACGTTACACGCTCCCATTCACAGGAACGTAGACAAGCCACTCAGTAGCGAGTGGCGACCACCACTCAGGATATGACACCAGCTTCGCACGGGGATTGTTCCTAAGAAACAATCGCGCCTCTTCTTCCTTCTTGAATCGCTTATACATGTCTCCTACTCCCATATCTGAGACTACGAAGATGGGACACCGCTTCTTCGTGCTTACGCTTCATATACTCGCGTATATCCCGCTCAGTGTAGACCTTACCTGCCTCCGCTAACTCCAAAAGCACAGGAAGAGTAAGTCCTACTCTTTCGCCTAAATGTTCCAAGGGATTGTTCATAGGTGCACCATATCGAGAATGAGATAAGCAATTGCTAATGCAGTATACGTCCATACTATGATCCACTCTATCTTCTCCATATACACCTCCGAGAAGGGCCTAAATAGGCCCGCTGAGGCACTCTCTAGGGGTTAGGTATACCCGAGTATACCCTAGCCCATGAAAATGCCTTAGCGGGCCTGCTACTGCCTTTAACGGCAGCAACAGGCCCCAAGTCTTGCCCGTCAACACTCGCACCTGTCACGTACAAGGTTGATCGTTATGTTGTTAAAGAGCGTACCAATGCAACAAAACAAAGCACACTCTGAGAATGTGCTTAGGTTTGCAGGGGGTATACGCGAGGTATACCCCCTAGTTCATACGTTAGGCCGCTTCTTCAAGACGCATGGCGACAACTGCGTCAAGCTCAGACTGGACGGCTTCAAGGCCAAGACGGTCGATGATCCGCAGTAGTTCGGCCTTGTCAACTTCCGCCTGCTGCTCAGGGGTCAACGTGGCGTCTTCGACCGTACCATTCCGTTCCGTGTAAGCCTTGGGAGTCGCACGACCGAGCACAAAGAGCTGAGACTCTTTGAGCCACGTCAGCGTATAGGGCGCTTCCGTGTCCGCGACTTCGACGCGCCGGAGGGCAGTCCGAAGCGCCTTGATCGTATCGGCTGAAGCCTTCGCCAAGGGGTAGGTCGCCATGAAGAGGTTAGCGGCCTTGACCGCAAGCTCCGGGTTGGCGGTGAACGTAGCCTTGAGGTTACGGCCAGAATCAGACATCCCCATCGCGCAGGACAGGACATCAGACGGGTTGGTGTAGATGGTAGCGTTCATGATTCATGCTCCAAGGTAGATGATCGAGGGTACTACAGTGGACAAGATAGCAGATATACGGGCGTATACAATGGGCCAAAAGCACAACAAGCCATGTAGCAGGAATGAGACAGTATGTACCATATGTGGTACATGGGGTGTACCAGGAACGCAACATATAGTGTCCGTGGGTCAAAGGGGTAGGACCACGCGCTAATGTTACCAGTAACACTGTGAGTAACACTCGGTCGAGGATGGGGAATGAGAATGCTTCCAGGTATCAAGGGCATAGGCTCCCCATTTCCACCAGTACATGAGAATCATTCCAGGTAGTGGGGAGGGCATCCTGGGGCCCACCTACGCATCGGGGGAGGGGGACAGATCCAGAGAGACTAAAGAAATAAATTTTCAAATCCAGAGAGAGTATTACTTAGTATTTATAAATATATATATATATTGGGGCCCACAGTATATTAATAATATACAAGCTTGAGTAATATTAATATTTATATTATAATAGGCTCCTTCCCCAAGGAGGAGCCTATTTATGAAATCATTTGAAAATATTTCCAAAGAACTTAACCTCCCCTTAAGGGAGGTAATGAAAATTTATTATTCTGCTCTCAACAAAGTGAGAGCAGATATTATTAATAACTATCCAGACCTACAATCCTACATGCAAACTATCTCAGATACTTCTGTCGAATCTGAAATGATACGCGCTGCCTTGCAGCGACATCTTGACCAACTTGATTTGTAGTTGGGATATTGATGTACTTGACCTATAAGTGGTATAATTGGGAGTATGTACATGGATACACCACAAGCACCGTTGTCTGACACACTGAAATCTGATATGAGCCTTCTGGATGAAGGCGTTGGTATATCTGGTGGCCCAGTCCCTGTGCCACGTACCCAGAAGAAGGTAGCCAACGTGAACCTTCCTCCTGTTGGTAGTGGTACACCTGAGATAGCCCAACACAGAAATAGGCTTGGGAAAGCCTTTATCTCGCGTATGCGTGCCGACTTCCAGAAGCACGGCATCGCAGTGATCGAGAGAGTCCGTAAGGAAAGACCCGCTGCCTACCTTGAGTTGGTAGCTAGACTGATGCCCCAGTCAATGGAGATCAATGTAAACCACAGCTTCATCGACTTGTTGCAGGAAGCCCAGAGACGTTACCTTGAGGATACCCCCGTTAGGGTGATAGATGCAGAATACGAAACTTACTCTGATTCCAGCAAGAATAGTTCTCCAGGTGATGCAGGATCTGGGGAATGAGCACGTACATGCCTACTGTCTCGGAGAAGTGGATGTCCTCCTGGATTCGGATGAGACTGCCTACGTGACTCCGTGCAATAGGTTGTCCATGACGGATGAAGTGGTACGTCTGATTGCAGACTACTTGCGTCCCATGGGGATCAAGTGGATGCGGGGTTGGGGAGATGGAGGAAGACAGGGAAGGGTGATTACTTGCAATGGTCTCGTCTACAACGAACCGTGGCTAGAGGTACTGCATGAGTGAAGTAGAAGTCCTGGTTCGCTGGCGTAAAGATCCGGTGCTCTTTGTGCGTGACATGTTCCACGTAGAGCCGGATGAATGGCAGACAGAAGCCCTACGCGCTCTGGTCCATGAAGATCAGATCGCCATCCGTTCTGGTCACGGAGTAGGCAAATCTGCCCTCATGGCGTGGGTAGTCCTGTGGTGGATGCTCACGCATTTCCCGTGTAAGGTAGCATGCACTGCACCTACGTCGCACCAGTTGCAGGACGTGCTGTGGGGTGAGATAGCCAAGTGGCACAATCTCCTCGATCCTGCATGGAAGGGGTTGTTACTAGTAAAAGCAGATCGTGTCGAACTAGCAACTAATCCGATGGAGTCTTTCGCTGTAGCACGTACTGCGCGTAAGGAGCAGCCAGAAGCCTTCCAGGGCTTCCACTCAGAGAACATGTTGTTCCTGATCGACGAAGCCTCTGGCGTGGAGGATGTCATCTTCCAGGTGGGACAGGGAGCGATGTCCACCAAGGGTGCGAAGACTCTGATGACGGGGAACCCAACCCGTACTCAGGGTTACTTCTACGATGCCTTCAACGCCATGCGTGGCTCGTGGCATACGATCCAGGTATCGTGCAAGGACTCGAAGATGGTGACTCCCGAGTTCGTGGAAGCCATGCGTCAGCAGTGGGGTGAAGACTCGGATGTATTCCGCGTCCGTGTGTTGGGTGAGTTCCCACGCTCTGATTCGAACACGGTAGTCCCACTGGAACTTGTGGAAGCTGCTGTGGGACGGGATGTTGACAAAGCAGAAGGTAAGATCGTATGGGGCCTCGACGTAGCTCGCTTTGGTGCGGACAAGACTGCACTAGCCAAACGACAGAAGAATTATCTGCTGGAGAAAGTGAAGACGTGGTACGGCAAGGATCTCATGCAGACTGTCGGTATGGTGGTGCGTGAGTACGAGGAGACGCCATACAATGAACGTCCCAGTGTCATCCTCGTGGACTCGATTGGTGTAGGTGCTGGCGTAGTGGATCGTCTGCGGGAGCAGGGCTACCCGGTACGTGGCATCAACGTAGGTGAGGCTCCTCCCGTGAATGACGACAAGTTCATGCGCTTGCGGGATGAGTTGTGGTGGCGCGTGCGTGAGTGGTTGGCTGGCAGGGATGTACGCATCCCGGACCAGAACGAATTGATCGGAGACATCACTACGCCAACCTACGAAGTCATGTCCAACGGCAAGATAAAAGTGGAAGGAAAGAGCGAAATCAAGAAACGTCTGCCTCGCTCACCAGACATGGGAGACGCCTTGTGTCTCACGTTCGCAGTATCGGATCGTAAGTTTCAAGGCAACAACATCAAATACCGCAATCTGGGGATCGTATGAAGAAAATGAAGATGTCCGAAGAAGAACTGATCGCAGAGTTGCGGAGTGATCTCGCTCTCTGTGTTCCAGAATACAGTTCAGTCGCAGATCAACGTGCCTCTGCGCTGAAGTATTACATGGCTGAACCCTTTGGCAATGAAGTCGAAGGACGGTCGCAAGTGGTCACTACGGATGTTGCAGACACCATCGAGGGTGTTCTTCCACCGCTGCTGAAGATGTTCACTTCGAGTGATGATGTTGCAGTCTTCGATCCTGTTGGGCCGGAAGACGAAGAGCAGGCTCTTCAGGAATCTGACTACATCAATCACGTTTTCTTCAAGGACAATGAAGGATTTCAGATTCTTTATACGTGGTTCAAGGACGCGCTTCTCTCCAAGAATGGTGTAATCAAGTATTTCTGGGAGGAAGACACCGAAGAAGTCCACGAGACTTACGAAGGTCTTCAGCCGATGCAGCTAGACATGCTGCTACAGGACGACAATATCGAGATCAAGTCGCAGTCATTCGTGGTTGACGAACAGACGCAGGCAACTTCGATCTCGTTGGAGGTAATGCGTAGCAACAAGAAGGGACGTGTTAAGCTCGTCTGTGTGCCTCCTGAGAAATTCAAGGTTTCCCCGGAGCACAACAGTATTCTCCTCAAGGATGTCCCCTTCTGCTGCCATGAAACTGACAAGTGGAAGTGGGAGCTTGAGAAAGAAGGCTACGACAAGGACAAGATAGATCAGTTGTACTACGAAACGGATCTGAACTCCGAGTACCAAGCCCGCTTCGCAGACATCGATGCGGGCACTGCGCTCGAAGACTCCAAGAAAGTGACGATCCAGGAGTGCTACAAGCGGTGTGATTGGGATGGCGATGGCTACCCAGAGCTTCGCAAGATCACGCTCGGCAACGAATCCGTCATCCTCGATAACGTCGAGATTGACTACATGCCGTTCGAGGCGATCACTCCGATCCCGATGACTCACCGTTTCGTCGGTAGATCCTATGCTGACATCACGATGGATCTGCAAAAGATCAAATCGACCTTGCTCCGCAACATCTTCGACAATCTGTACCTCATCAACAACCAGCGTACAGGTATCGTGGATGGCGAAGTCAACGTCGATGATCTCTTGGACAATCGTCCCGGTGGCGTGATTCGTATGACGGCTCCCGGTATGGTGTTCCCTATCGCTACGGCTGGTTTTCCGCCGTCTGCGTACAACATGTTGGAGTATGTTGACGGTATGCGCGAGCAGCGCACGGGTGTCACGCGCTACAATCAGGGCATGGACGCGAATAGTCTCAACAAGACCGCTGCTGGCATCAACCGCATCATGGATGCCGCGCAGGAGCGTGTGTTACTGGTAGCAAAACTGTTTGGAGATGGGCTGAAACGTCTTCTGCTCGGTATACACAGGCTCCTGATCCAGCACCAGGACGTTGAAAGAGTGGTTCGACTGCGTGGAAAGTGGGTTGCAGTGAACCCTTCGGAGTGGCGTGAGCGTGAAAACATGACGATCAACGTCGCTTTGGGCACCAACGACAAGCAAAGCCAGATCCAATCGCTCTTCGCCATTGGAAACGTCCAGAAAGAAATGATGCAGGCTGGTTTGAGCAACATGGTGTCCCCAAATCACCTCTACAACACGGCTAAAAAGCTGGTCGAAGCGACCGGAATGAAGCACCATGAGTATTTCTTCTCCGATCCAGCCCAGTCTCCTCCTCCTGAACCCAAACCAGACCCGGAAGGGGAGCTTCAGAAGGCGATGGCGCAGGCTGAACTGATGAAAGCCCAGACGCAGGCGCGTGAATTAGAGTTAAAGGCAGAGGTTGAGCGTAATAAGTTCCAGTTGGAACTCAAAAAGCTCGAATTGGAGTACGCAAAGGTCCAGCTTGATTCGGAACGTGCGGCTCTGGACGGGCTTCAGAAGAACAATAGGCTCGATCTATCGAAGTATCAGACGGATGTCAAGGTCAAGGCAGACCTTGTTATGTCTGGTGCAGACCAGGAACACGAATTGGATATGCAGCAAAGACAGGCAAAAAGTGATATAATCAAGGAAATGGTAAACGGACCATATGATACCGACGACAGCCCAAGCTCTTAAAGATTTCATAGAAAGTGACGCCTACGTATACTTGTTCGATACGATGCGTGGCAAGTACATAAAGGAAATCTTGGACTGCGAGGCTTTCGACACAGACAAGTTGCAGGAAACGCACGTTAAACTTAAATTGTTGCTTCAACTCGACAAGGAAATCCGTATAGTTCTCGGTTCCCTCAAGTTCAAGTAACTGGAGATATAAACAAATATGGCTACCGAATCCGGCGCTACGATTACTACTCAAGACTTGTACGAAGAAATTTTCGATCAGGCGGGAATTGAACAGGAAGCTGAAGAGAAGGCTACTCCAGAAGTTCCTGAGTCTGAGGAGGCTGTAAAGGAAGAGACGGCTGAAGTAGAACCCAAGGAAGAACAGGAACAGGGTGAGTCTCC